TCAACGCCCGTTCCATAAGAGCGAGGGTTGTCCCTACAGGCGCTTGCCCGTTAACGTCCCCAATCTCGGCATCCGCAATCGAAGCCAGACGGCGACCGTCCTCCACCACATTGCCAAGAAGCTGGAAGAGCGTCTGAGACGGCTCTTTGTACGGCAGCGGATACAGGGCCCTCGCGATATCCCCATTCGCCACATCCACATCGCGCCACTCTCCAGGTTGAATCGGGGAGTCGTCCCCGGCAATACGCAGGCCCTTCGCCTTCAACCCGCCCGGGAGATTCGCCAAGGTGCCGCTGTCGATCAACTGGCGCAGGATGGCAGTAGACGCCTTCGCATTCGCGCCGATCAGGTGGATGAGGCCATATCCATACGCACCCATACCGGGCACATAGTTGTATGCAGAGAACCAGATGAGCTTGTTCTTCTTCGGATCATCCTCATCCCAGTTCTTGTATACAGAGAGAACCTTGCCAGACGCTTTGTCTACTGTGACGACATAAGGTAATGCAATACCAGTAGGAGTACCATCAGCGTCAGTGTGCTCCAGGCCAGGAATATCGAGATTGATATGAGCTTCAAGCAGAGTAACGGATTCATCATCCCCCTGCTTGTACTCGTAGCTAATCTTGTCAATCTTGTCCTGAAGCTGAGAGTTGGACTCGTAGTCGGCCTGGAGGTTAACGTCACGATAGAACCCAGTGTACTGAAGCTTCTTAACGTCGTTCAAGGACTTCTGCATCACATGGATGTACCTGTCGGCTGTCGTGAGAGACGTAGCGCCGTAAGGCATAATGAAGTCCTGCGCCGGAACATATTTCACATCCGGCATCTCTGTCAGCGGGTCGAAGCAGATCTTCTTGAAGGCGCTACCGCACAGCGCCAGACCGAACAGCATGCGCTCAGTCTCAGGCCGGTAGTCCTTCATGTCCTGCGTCAGCAGGTAGTTCATGTCCGTCTGGATGCGAGTGGCTTGGTTTTCCTTCTCTTCGGTAACCTCGCCAACGATCTGCGTCTTGACTGGACCGGACGCCGGGAAGATCTCCATGATCGCATTCGACTGGAAGCGCACGGCGGCTTCCATGATCATGTTGTGATAGAGCCCACAGGATCCAGCCCACGGCTTGTTGCGATCTTCCGTCTTCACCCCGAGGTAGTCGAGGCCATCCTTATATGCACGCTCCCAGTCCTGCCGGGAGTTCACATCCTCTTGGAAGACATCGAGGATCTTCGTGCCGATAGCCGAGAGTTCGCCCTCGTCTATGTGTTCGGCAAGATTGGCATCGTGAGGGAGGTCGCCAAGCGAGCCCCCCTCCTCTTCCTCCGGACCGAATTCGATGATCATGCCACCGTCTTCGGTCTCAATCGACACAGCCTCAGGGTTCAGGACGCCGATCTCAATCTCAGCTTCGCCCTCTTCTTCTGGGCGAAAATCCATCTCATCAAGAGGCTTGTCGATCATGGTAGTTAGTCTTCCTTCGGAGCGGTTACAGCAGCATCAGCCTGAAGCATCTGCTGCCAAGTGTTCGGGTTATTCTCGATGGTAACCCGGATCAGCCCCGCGTTATGGCCCGTCGAGCCGTTGTTGTACGTCAGGCAATACTGACGCGACTCACCGTCCGAGGGCTCCGGGAAAGGGCCAGACCATTCGGGGATGTAGATCGCGGCAACACCACCGCCGATGTTCGCAGCATTGAGTTTGGCGACAACCTCATCGACTTGCGCCATAGTGGACAGTTGGTTCGGGTTGAACATTGTCAGTAGTAATCTGCTTTCTTTCTGTGAATTGGCGCTTCATCTTCATCAGACTGCGTTGAGATAAAACCGCCCTGTCTAAATCTCAACAGAGCCTGGGTGGAACTGTCAACAAGATCGTCGTGATCTGAGTTGGGGAACGAGGCGAACTGCTCAATTACCTCTTCTGCCCAGCGCAATGGGGGAGCATAGACGAAGCCTGAGGCGAATATATCGCTAACAGCATTGACTCTGGCTATCTTGTCGTTTCCTCTTGATGGAGTGTAATCTTGTATTGGTATGCCCATCTTCCTCATCTCGAATACAAGCGGCGCACCAGCAGCCTTTGCTTCGATGATGCAGGTATCTGGTTTCCAGTACTTGTACTCCTCAAGTGCTTTCTGCTTCAGTTCGGGGAACTCCAGCTTGTCCTGGTAGGCATTGAGGATGATGATGTTCGTTCGCTTCTTGCCATCAGCGTCCTTGTCGTAGAAGACGCCCCATGTCGTACAGGCTGAGTAGTCCGACCGGGTTCCCTTGGTCAGCGCCGTATCCCAGCTTTGGATGATGTAGTCGCACTGCGGCGGGTCATCTGCTTCCCAGATCTTCCACCATTCGCGCTTGATGAGAGCGCCTTCCTCTGATGTCGGATTCTGCTGGTACTGCGCGTTCCACTTGGCGACAGGCAGTTCTGCCTTGATCTTCTCCAGCTCCTCCAGCGACCAGAACTCAGGCCAAAGGGGCTGACCAGACGGCATGATCGCCGGGAACTCGATCAACTCCCACTCGTCCCCGCCCTCCCTCTGTGTAGAGGCTTTCAGGATCTGACCACACAGATCACGCTTGCTCCACCTAGTGTTGTGAACGACTATCCCCTCAGCTACGAAGTTCTCAACCCCATCAACGGTTAGGTCATAAACAACACCCCTCCCGCATGGCTCTATTCTCTCTACCCTTTCGAATCGAAAGAATTGCTTTCCATTATTGTGCGGAGATTGATATTTATACCTAGCTCCAAGCTCGACTTGATTTTCCCTGAAAGAAAAACCAGAAGAATAATTGGTGGCCTGAGTTGGCTTTGGGCTGTTTGGAGCATTTGCGATGAAATCGTATTTATATATCTTTGTTGTTTTTACCCCACAAGTAGAAGACACCAGCCTCAGGTCATCCAAGAGATTTTCATTGCAAAGACCAGAGACGTACGTTTCAACATCCCTCTTGGCCTTCCTGAGCCACCCGTCAGCAGACATAAACCCTCTCAAAAAAGATCGCTTATCGCAGGGCCGAAGCCTGTAGACCCAACCAGGGACCCGCTTGTTTCTTGCGCCATCTATGAAGCCAAGCTTTCTGAGCCACCTCGCAAATGGCTTATTGTCGCAGCGATAATATCCAAAATTAGTTTCCTTTAGCTCAATGCTGTATCTATCTCTAAATATTTGCAAAAACTTATCATTAAGGTCTTTGTATGAGCTCTTCGCCACACAGACGCCGACATCGCCACGGTTTTCGCTTTTGGCAATCCACCCGTCTCCAAGTAGAAACCCAAACATCCAATAGTCTTCTTGGGTCATCTGGCTGGAACCGCGATTGTAAGCCATAGGCCTGTGCGGCTTTTCTGGAGCCGCCTCCTTGATGGTCACGACCATATCCCCAACTCGAAGATCTTTAGCCTGAACCCATTGAACAGACCAATTCCTGGAGGCTATTACGTCAGCTTGATTTCTTGCAGATTTATCAAGCCCACCTCGAACAACGAGGTACGGATGTCTTCCATTTGTTTTTAGCTTTTTAGATCTCGTGGTGACCTCAAGGAGATCGTCTTCTCCCTGCGGGATTACGTTAACTACTTTCTTGTTTACGGGAACCCCATTGTCGTATCCAACGACAGAATCACCAATCAACACATCCTTTATTGGTTTCCATATACCAGAAGACATCAGTACCCTCTGGCTCTCCTCGACACACATCACAACCACAATAGCCCCTCCAGGTTGAAGCCTCTGCCGAGGCCCAGATGTATACCACTCATATACACTATCATATATGTCGGGGTTTGTAGCAGCTAGAGCAGCTTCTTGCTCACTGTGTGGATCGTCGATAATTAAAAGGTCAGCACCTTTACCTGTTACCGCCCCGCCTACACCGATAGCAAAGTAATCACCACCTTTGTTGGTGTTCCACCTTCCTGCTGCTTTTGAATCAGATGACAAGGAGACTCCAGAGAACACTGATTGGTAATGTTGGCTACCTACCAAGTTCCTGACTTTTCTACCAAATCCAACTGCCAATTCCGCTGTGTGCGCCGTCTGAATAATCTTCTTGTTAGGATACTTTCCCAGGAACCATGCAGGCAAAAGATATGAACTGAATTCGCTCTTAGTATGACGCGGTCCCATGTTGATGATTAAACGCTTACAGCTTCCATTGGCTACCCTCTCAAACGCATCAGCCATTATGGCGTGATGCCTGCCGCCAATGAACGCAGGCCACATCTCCTTCACGAAGTCCATGAAGTTGTTCTGACACTTCTGCACCTTGAGGTACTTCTCATACTGCTCCAGCAACTGAAGCAACTCGACCTGCTCGTGGTACGGCAGTTTCTTCGCATTCGCGATGATGGTGTCGATCTGCTTCGGCGTGTACTGCCCCGCCAGTAGATTCCTTATATTCACACCACCATCATCCCCCATGAAGCGCCGTTGAGTGTACAATCCAGACAGGGTAAATGATGGACACTTCTTGGATTTCGATTGGGATCACCGGGCTGGTGCTAATCGTTCAGCTAACCAGCCGCTACCACAAAGACGGCGCAGCCTCTGAAGCAAACCTTCGAGCTCTTGAAAATCTATTCACCCTAAAGCTGGCAGAGATCCAGGTCCAGCTTGCCAAACTCCCAGATGAGCTCATGACCCGGGTCGGGCAAAGCTACGTCACAAACGACCGGCATGTTGCCGAGATGGAATCTATCCGCTCTCGCATTCGCGCCGTCGAACAGTCTATGGGCAACCAATAAAAAAAGGGCTTGCCCAAGTCCGTTGACAAGCCCGTACACCAACCAAGACAGGAGACTGTCCGGTGCCTGGAGTCACCCAGACTCCACAATCATACCTCAACTACCTCGCGCCGTACACCCTTATCTCAAACACCCCGTCCACAATATTCATCTCCTCCTCCGGCCTCCCTGGCTCCACCACGCAAGACTCCATCCACAGCATCACCTGATCCAGTTCGTACCGCACGGATCCGCCTTTTATCTTGAAGAAGACCGGCCCATACCCGATACTGCGCCAGTGTTTCAGGCACGGCATTGAGATCCGTATGAAAGCAGACAACTCCCTATCGGACAGCAGTATACGACCTGGAACTGAACCTTGCGCCATGTATCGAGGATACCCTACAGCTTGAATGTGCGCCGTCCATCCTTGAAGCCGATGTATTCAGGCTTGGGCTCCTTATTCCCGTTGAAGGCGCGTATGGCGTGCCCCAAGGACTTCAGCCACTCCTCGCCCTGCTCGACCTTCCGGCGCTCTCCCTCGCGCTCCTCAGCCAGGATCTGATCAATCCTCTGGGGGGTCAAGCCTTTCTCCTGCGCCATCCTCTTCTTGGCTCTGTTCTGCGCTTCCTGCTCGATCAATTCTTCTCTCGACACTTCGCTTCCTCTTTCCTGTCTTCGTTATCTTCCACCCTTCGGGCGGCATCCCGTACATGTACTCGGCGCAACGAACGAGGTGATCCCCCCAGGGAGAGGCGCAGGTCTGGCGCATAGCCGCCCTGCCTTCCTTTAAG